CTTGACCAGAAAGATGAAGATGCAAAGAAATATGAGGCCAAATTCTGGGAATGGGCAAAGACCGGAAAAGAGCCCCCGGAACTGAAAACTGATTATTATCCCATTAACACCACTGCCGCTCAGGGAGGGTATCTGATTCCCCAGAAGCTCTTTGGTAAAGTCGTAGAAAAGGTGGCTCAATATAGTCCTATCCGTCAGTATGCTTTTGTGAATACCGTAGCTGGCGATATTGATGTGGTAAAAGAGAATGCTGGAATTGGCGTGGCCTGGCCAGGCGAGACCGGGACCAGGACTGAAGGTATTACCTCTAGTTCTCTCCTGGCTTCAAAAAAGATTATTCAATATCCTCAGACTGCCCTTGTTCTGGTTAGCCGGAAGATGCTGGCCTCTGACACTATTGTGAACCTGGAAGATTTCATTGCCGGTCTGGTTGGCCGGTATGTGGCCAAAAGTGAAGGAACGAAGTTCGTTAATGGCACAGGGAGTAATGAGCCTTTTGGGCTCCTGGCTACCGATACTAATCCAATTTTGACCAGGGTTACTCTCGGCACACACGATACTTTAACATTTGATGATGTGAAAAAAGCCTATTACAGCGTGCCATCTTATGCCAGGTCAAGGGGCGTATGGTGCATGCATGATGACTGGATGTTATTCCTCTCGAAAATCAAATCAGCTGTGACCGCCGGAGCTACTCCAACTGAAAATGTTAAGTGGAACAGCTATGCTTTTGGTGATGTTATTGGGCCCGAACCGAACACCATTCTTGGCCGGCCAGTGATTTCTTGCCCTGATATGACTTCCGCAATTAGC